GAGATGACTTGGGAAAATCATGGTAAATTTGGATGGCATATTGATCATGTGATTCCATTAGCTTCTGCCAAAACGATATCTGAAAAAATAAAATTGATGCACTTTACAAACCTTCAACCTTTATGGTGGAGAGATAACTTAGTAAAGTCATCTAAGATAATAAATACAAAATAGATGGTGTTCGAATTCACAATTTGGGACACCCACAAGCAACCAATCCAGACAGAGGATGGAGATTTAGTATGGCACAATGTCGAGGATTCTGATGATGATGCCCCCTGGAAGACCTTTAAGTTTGCTCTAGAATTTAAGCAGGTCAAGGTTGACTATTTCTATGAGACGGTAATCTTCCAACAGGACGTTCCAGTCCGTTGTACTCGGGTTGTCCTTAGTGATGGCTCATCCGTTCTTGCCAAGTGGCAATACGACACCTTTCGTGATAGATACAACGAGTTGAAGGAGTAGGGGTAATCGGAACAAAACGATACGCTTTGATACGCAAATATCCGTACTAATGTGTTATAAAAGATACATTAAGGCAAGTTTTGCGCCTTATTGAACAAGTTATCAGTTGCCTCTATTGCTTTAAATATCTCATAAGCCACCTTTATTACTTCTCCTTCTTTCAATTTCTTTTTTCCAATTACACTCCATCCAATATTCTACATCTTCAACATCACAGTAGTAATCATCTCCTGATTCATCATCCCAGCATTCATGTTCATGATTAAAGCAGAGTATTTTAACTTCCCCTTCAGTATAGACAAGCACTCTAGGATTTGAGTATTTTACATTAGGCTCTCTTTCAGGCCTTTGTTCACTTGTTTTAATCCACATATTAGTCTTGTTTGTAAACCGCCAAAACCACCTAAATTAATCAGTTTTGGCAAGTTATATTATTGTTTGTTTCTATGTATTTTAAGAAGCATTAGGTAGCCAATTAAATCACTGAGATTATCTTCATTCGCACCCTGCAGGCCTACCTTTTTAATTCGGCTGAGCTTATCGTTTATCCGTGCTATTATTCCAAGCTCAACCTGCTTCTGCTTATCAATCCCATCTACATTGATGGTCCAATCGGAATTAAATATTGAGCCGTTATAACTGATATTCTTTGCAATAGCGAAGTCTCGCATGGTGTCGTATTCTGCTTTAATTAGGTTATTTATTTCTTGTAGTGTCATATTATTTAAAATGGTAAAGGTTCTTTGCTTGTTATGATGTCAGACCCTGCAATTAGAAAGTCGGTGTTCTCTTGGATTCTAGAAGGCATCATGTTAATCCAATTATCGTAGTTTGGATGGCCTTTAAAATATCTGCCGTTAGTGCTATCCCATCCTAAGTGAACACATCCCGTCTGACCCCAATGCTTGAACTTTACCTTCTGAATGTATACTTCAGTCTGTCCCGTTTCGTAATTTCTGTAGACGGTCAACCCATTAGCGGTCTTGTTGTAAAAGTTAGCAGAGCCAGAGATGCTATAAAGGTTAGGTACTTCATAAAGTCCGGTATCTCGGTTCTTACTAATCTTAGTCGGATGAGCAACTAGGAAGCAATGCACCTTGTTTCTCTCGCAGAACATGACAATCTTATCAAGCTGCTCGGATATGTACTTTGTTTCAGAGGTCGTATACTGATGATCTAACTTGTTCCAAGCATCAATCACAAAGGCTTTTATCCCTTTTTTACGCACCAAGGAACGGACAGAATCTAAAATATTATCGAGGGTGAAATTCTCCTTAGGATTAATAAAAAAGAAATTCTTTGCATGATAATCAATCATCTGCCTTAAGTCAGCAGGTGACATTCTGTTCACCCCTTCAAATGGCTTGCCTGTTATCTTCTCCGCAAACTTGCTGAAGTGTAATTCAAGCGGGTGGTTCTCTGGAGAGTAAAGGGCAGTCTTCCAATCATGGCTCACGTTAAGCTTGCAGAGAATAAAGTCTAAGAATTCAGACTTTCCGTGTCCTGGTATTCCTGTGATGGTTGTCAGGTAGCCTTCTTGGAACCGGATAAACATATCAATTTCTGCCATACCAATTCCGCTCCCCTTTGGAAGACCGTTGTTGTAGTAGCTGTAAATTTCTTCCTCAATATCGTTGGCATTGAAAACACCTTCAATCGGGAATTCTTTAGCGGCATTCATTGCTTCAGTTACTCCCTGAATCCCGTATTTGATTAGGCAGTCATTGGCATCTTTACAATCCTTAAATCGGACGTAGGTGCAATTCTCAAAGCCTAGTCTTCGTGCCAATTCATTCTGAAGGTTCTGTCCGGCTTGGTCGTTGTCAACTGCTAGGATGAACTGAGTATCTTCTGAGAAGGAATCTATTGAATTATCAAGGTAGTCGAAGTTTATCTTCCCAAGTCCTGCTCCATTGGGAACAGAAACTACGTTCTTGAATCCACATTCATACAGAGCAAGGCAGTCCATTTCACCCTCGACAATGATGATGGTATTGTTGTGGATGGAGCAATCAAGATTGTAAAAAATTAACTCGGCTCCTTTGGCAAGTTTAAAAGACTTATTTTTGCCTCGATATTTTACATTTATCAATTCTCCATTCCGGAAATAATTGAACTGAATCGTATTGATTTCGGCATTTATTTGAGGCATCCACTCCATGCCTTCACCAACTTTCATTTCCAATAGCGTTTTTTCGCTTACCTTTCTGGCATTAAAGAACTTTATTAGGTCGGGTGAGTACTTACTACTACTTTTAAATAAAGGTCGTTTATATTCGATATGTGTGCGTTTTGGGGCAAATTCCTTTTTTTCAACCAAAACTACCCCGCAATGTGAACACTTACCAGCTCCTTTGGCAAGGTTGAAAGAAAAGCATTTGTCCAGCTTCTTCCTGCGCTCTGGTGAACATACCGGACAGACTTGAGGGTTCTCACCCTGCTTGACTGCAAGTACTTCGTATTCCTTTTTCGTTGTCAAGTCCAACACTACCATACCATTCCTCCCATTTTCTTTGCAGGGTTTTTGTTAATCCATCTCTTTAGGTGAGTTGAGAATTCAGACATCGAGTTGTATTTGGATTCACTTACTGCTCTGAAATCCATTAACCTAACTAAAATTTCATCCTTCGACTTACCGAGATCACGGCAAACAGATTCTAAATAACTTGAATTCGGAAAGTCAGAAAAAAAAGTTTCTTTTAAATTATCTTTATCTTTATCCTTATCATTATCCTTATCTTTATCCTTATCTTTATAGCTATCCTTTTGCTTAAGCATTGCTTTAGCATTGCTACCTTTCAAACCCGCATCCTGTCTGCGTTTGCGTTTCTCACTTAGTAAATCATACTGAATATTTAAAAAGTCAATTTGAATTTTATCATGCCTTTTTTCATGCTTTATTATCTCTAAATTGACCAATTCATCTATCAAATTTGATGAGTTACTGAATCTTTTTTTAAGCATTGTTAAGGTGATACAACAATCATTTATCCAATAATAACCGCAGGCAGAAATAAACAATCCTTGAAGTTCAAAACTTTCGAGAGAGATTTTGCCATTCTGCCAATCTTGCACGGTAAATCTGAAGTATGGTAATTCTTTAGCCAAGAGCCACCTCCAAATCCTTTAATTTATTACATGCTTGTTCTAGACTTTTATAAGTCCATGCCCAAATACCGAATGATTTATCGGATGGGTAAGAAACGCAATTATACTTAATATTTTCTTTGCGTTTAAAAACTTCAAAATGATAAGAGCTTCCTAAATCTACTTTATAAATATATCCTACTCTATTTTTTTTAATTTGGGTAAATATAAACCCCTTAACTTGGCCTCTGCCAATGAACCTAACTTCTAATTCTTTCATGTGTTTTTAAAAAAAAAGCCTGCTTCTATACTAAGGGCGTAGTGCATTCCCTTTTCTAAAAACAGGCAGTAAAATTTTTAAAGACCGGCACTACACGGCTTTTAACGAAGGTAATTTCTATCCCAAGATCATCCAAATTCCATGTAACTACTTTACTAACAATTTGAGTAGAGATGTTCACAGAATACTTTTTTTAAAACCCCCCACCATAACGGCAGGGGGCTTGGTTATTACTTCCTTTTTTTACCTAGTAAGTATCTTCCGTCTTGAAAGATAACATTCATCCCTTCACGTCTGAACACGCTGATTTGCGCACTCAGGCAGTTTGGATTGTTAAACTTCACGGTGTTCTGTGATACTTTCTTTCCGGCCACTAATAGGCTGCGGAGCTTTTCTGCTTTGCTTTTTGTTTTCATTGTTTGTTTTTTTGTTGGTATTTGTTTTTAATTTCTACAAGTTCTTCCCTTGTGTACTTGTAGTTCTTTTTTTCATTTGACAGAGATTCTAACTTTTCAAGATATTCAAGCCCATACCTATTAATCAGTCCTTTACGATATTCTAATAAGTTTCCGTGTAGAAAAACATTGCACTTTTCACAGGATGAATGGCAGTTAGTTTCATTAAAGATTAATCCAGAGTAGATTCCCGCTGCAAAATAATGGCTCGCATGCGTTCCATTCTGCTTCAGAAAAGCTCCGCATGAAATACAAGTCTGTCCGGAATCCCGCTTCCGTATCCACTTTTGAAACTCTTTTTTTGCTTCTGCTTCGAAGTCGCTGAGAGTTTTCATTTTTTGCTTTTGTTCTCTTTTCCATTTGCTTAATTCTTTTTTTTCCTGCTTTGCTTGATTCTCAATCTGTTGTTGAATGAAATTTTTTACCTCCTTTGGATGAGCAAGATTGTATTCTAAAGAGCAGTTAACCGAGCAGACCTTTGCGCCTATTTTGTATACCGGTTTCCCGCACATCTTGCATTCTTTTAGGTTGCGCTTCATTCAAGCATCTCCTTATATTGTTCAATCAATCGCTCCATCTCTGCTGAGTAAAATTGCTCAAACTCCTGGTTGATTCCCTGCTGCTCATGTATTCTGAACATTACGCTTCTCAATCTTTGTGCAGGTGTCTTGGCTTTTTTACCTCCGGACATCTTTGTAGCTTCAACCAGACTTTCCTCTATGGGGCTGATATTGCCATCCGTGATTAGAATCTTTGTGAACTTGTTAGTTAGGGAAAAGAGATCAGCGACCTGGTTCTTATCAATCTCCTGCGTTCCAATTACTATTTTGAAAGACCCATCAGACCGAGTGCTAATCCCTTCTACAACTGCCCCTAATACTATCTTGCTCATTTGATTTGCAGATTCTGGTTAACTTGAATATGCGCTCCGATTATCAATTCTCCAGCTTTGATGGCTGATTTAAGCTTAACCTTATCCGGCTGAGTTGTGGTCTTGGTGACCATGTATTCTGCAGGAATAGAATCCACATCATCAATCTCTACTGATTCAGAAGCTCTAAAGGATATCTTTAGGAGCGGAGATTCAATCTTGTCAACCTCGAATAGTTGCATTGCCATTGTCAGGTTATTTTTTAAATATTCAATACTTTTTGTGCGGGACTTTTTTAGGTCACTAAGACGGTCAATCTCTGCATCAATTATCGAACATTCTGAAGTTAGTTGCTTGATGATGAAGCCATAATTTGTGCCTTTGGTTGTCAGGTTCTCTGAGTTGATTTTAAGTGCTTCCTCTATTTCTAGAGTAAGTTCCCCGCAATTTTCAATCAGTTGGTCAATTAATTGAATTTGGCTTTTTTCGATTTCATAAAGTGATTTTAGCATGATTTCCACATAAACCCCCCTGCGGTTTTTGATTTGTTTTTAAAACATTTGTTAATGTTATGCTTACCGATTCCCGTTGCTATCGCAGCTTCAATCTGACTATCAAACTTATTAACTAAATTTCCATTTAGGTCGTATTGCACAACTCGAACCGCAGATGGGCTGTTTTTTCCAAATCTTCCGGTTTGATATGCAATTCTATTTAGTTTTTGATATGAATGCAATACGTTTTCAGACCTTGTACTCCACTCTAAATTGTCAAGGCGGTTATCCGATTTGATTCCATTAATGTGATTTACTTGCTCTTTATTTTCAGAATTTTCAATAAAAGCAACCGCCACCAGTCTGTGAATCCGAAATGATTTTGAAACCCCATTTAAACATAGAGAAACAAAAACATAACCATGACAGTTAATTGCCGGCTTTAGATACCTTTCTTTAATAACTCCGTTTCCATAGCGACTATTTTTTATTAGCCTGCACACACTTTTCACGTTACCTAAATTGCTTACTTGGTAGTGTGATTCATATCCTTTTATGTCTTTCCATTGCTCTTTCATATTACGCTTTTTTAGATTGGTTGATTAATTCTGCTTTGACTTCTGCTGAGACAATATATTTGCTTTCAATCTGCTCAATAGTACCTTTGCCATTTTTAAGAGCAGCCAAGCATTTATTGAAGTTCTCAGTACCTTTGTTGAGGAAAGGCTTTTTAACTTCCGGCTCAATCTTAACTTCAGGCTTTTTGCTTGCTTCATTTCCATCATCATCTTCAATCTCCAAGGCTAATAAACTAGCTAGGGTGTATCTCCGATAATATGTGATTGCGCTACCCATCTGCTGAGGATTAAGAGTTATCGGTAAAGGTAACGATGATTCAATAATCTCATCACCAGACATCAGCATGGTTCCGACATTGCCATCTTTAATCGGTTGCATAAGCACAATTCCGAGTTCTGAAAGGATTGGTTTTACTTCTGAAATGATCTGCGTAAGGGTCGCATATTTGTTTTTAAAGTGTGGATTAACTCCATCCTTCTTAACGGCTTGGACCCGCTTTTGAAATTCCAATAGTTTTTCTGTTAATTTCTGCATGACTTTTCTTTTAGAATGGTAAATCTGAATCTTGTGGGTTAAAACTTGGTGCTGAAGGTGTCGCACTCGCTGATTGTCCTTCTATTCTCCAGGCTTCTATTGTGTTGAAATACTTAATACCTTGTGGCCCGCTCCATTCACGACCCCGAAGATTAAAGTATACGGTTAGCTCCTGACCCTCATTAAATTTATCTAACAATCCGCACTTGTCTTGGGTGCATTGGAAGGAGATGTGTTGAGGGTACTTACCGTCTGCCTCTGTGGTGAGAACGAACTCACGCTTTGAAAACTTCTCATTTACTACCTGAGTTGGTGACTTTGCTTTTAGGATTCCTTTGATTTCCATTGTTTTGTTTTTGTTGGTTTATATTGTGTATTTATTTATTTCGTAAAGGGGCGGTAGATTATAACGTAATCTTATAATTTGAACGCTCCCTGCTAATTGGTAAAAAGCATCATTAGCATTTAACTCTTTCGCTTCCATCTTTCTATAATACTTCTCTTGAAAATAGATCATGTCATGAGCTAAGTCTAAAAGCTGCTCTTTTGTTAATTCATTTAAGCTCATAGATTTTGGATTGATTGTTTCATTAATTCAATTCTTTCCTTGTAAAGTTGCACTAAATCTTTGTACATAACAAGCTCATCTTCATATATTTTCATCACTTTCTCTCGCATTTGGAGCAGTTCAGTTTGTCTTGTTAGTCTCCTGTTGAGGTCATCAATAATTTCAGTTGGTGTCATGGTTTTTCTTTTTATAGGTTAGTTATTGTTAATTGGTGGATTTCTTCTGCAGTTAACTTTCTGGCTTGGTATACATAAACATAAAGTCCTTCCTGATGGCAAGTGGAGCAGAAGTAGTCATCTTCAGTCTTGACCCCGAATCCAGAATCAAAGCCATCTTTGCAGAACTCACATTTATAGTCATATGTCAGCTTTTCTTTGTAGTAATATGCTGCCGCATCAGCTACCGGATTGTCTGTTCTCATATTAGTTTGTGAATAATAGTGTGGATTTTTATTGCTTCCTTCTCAAACTTTGCCCGATGACAAGTGAGAGATCGTGCGTTCCTTAACTCATACCCGTTAAAGTTTTCGATAGGATGCTTGTTCATAGCCAGCTCCATCAATCCCTCCTTTGCTTTGATAAGCATCTCGATATCAAAGATAGTTGCATGCTCATATTTACCGATAAATGAGAACTTACTTACTTCCATGCTTTCTCGATTAAAAGGGTTATTACTAAAATTGAGGCTGCAAAGGCTATTGATAATAAGCCGAAGAATGCGAATGGGTTATTTGTTGCGAAGTCAATCATATTGAGATAATAAAAAGGGTTAAAAAAATAATTAATACTAAAGCTATTAGGGTTAACAATGCGATGTCAAATCTGTGATTGACCTCTTGGATGTCCTCATCCTGCTTTTCAAGTTCATCGAGTAGTTTTTTCCAATCTTCCATTTTTTCTAAATTTTTGTCCGTTACTGCGGTTAATACTTACTTGTCTTTTGTGCATTACTTCTTTCAGAATCTCATCATTGGCAAACTTCCTCCGATGAACGCTGAAGTCGAATCGCTTTTTTTTCTTTGGCCTGAACCAGGCTAGGATTGTTTTTATCATTTGTTTCCGATTTTTTGTAGCCACCAAATGCAAATCAATGTAAGTGGAATGGCTATTGTTAAACTTATGACCATTATGGGATAAAGCATTAGTCTTGGTCTTCAGAGTTAGCTTTCTTAATTGCAGCCGCTTTTTTGTTCAGAAACTCCTTAATGATAAGAATGTTCTTACTGCTAGTTTCCTGTTTCCCATACAGAATCCGGCTCAATGTCTGACTTTTTAATTTCGTCAGCTCCGTCAAGGTTACTAGATCACCGTACTCCTTGATGTCTTTCCATTTCTTAATTAGTGTTTGAGGTGTTTGCATATTGTGATTTAATTGTGACACAAAGTAAACACATTCAAAGCTAAAAACCAAGTGTTTTTAAAAATTAACTAAAAATAGTTTTTAACAGCTAATTTTTGATAAATATCACATTCTCAGCAACTATTCTCTTGCTATTTAACAAAATATCACAATTAAAGTTGCAAATGAATAACAAATTGCATAATTTTACTTTCCATGAAAGAGATAGTTGATGCTCACTTTCTTGAGAACCATGAATATTACAAGAAAGTATGTCGCTACTCCTTTAAAGACCGCTATCTCTGGGAAGACCTACTGCAGGAAACATACCTATGCTTTCTCAGAGTTAAGCCGGAAACAATAGAAAAGTATCACGAACTCGGCAAACTTCGCTCAATAGGAAACATTATCATCCGCTCACTATACCAAGACAGAAAGAGAGCAAAGAAGAATAAGAACGGACACACTTCACCGCTATTTGAATTCAATTCATATAGCAATGAAGATAGCAACCTGCAGGATTCTAACGAACTAAACTACTTTGAGATTGAACTATACGAATTAGAGATGAAGGTTAATTATGACAAAGCTCTCGTATTATTTGATAAGGCATTAACAGAACCCGTCTCAGATCATGCCGGAGCAAGTTCATTCCTAAAGATTAAAACATTCCTAGCAGTACAAGATTCTAACATCTACAGAATCAGCAAACAGACAGGAATAAACAGAAAGTACATCACCGATGTATACAACGAAGCAAGAGAATACATAAAAAAAGAAATAGCAAAATGAACAACCTAGACCATTACACAGCAAACAAAGAAGAATTCGACTTTTGGGTCAATCAACACGTTAACGGGCAGACACCCAAGCTTGAAGTAAGCAACGACATCTTCCAGCCACTTATCGCTCCATTCCTTAAAGCAAATCCAACGGTTAATATCTATGGATGCAAAGAATGTGTACTTGATATGTTGGTATGGACAAAATCACAACTTAAAAAGAAATAGTATGGAATTTTACTTAGGTTTTTTTATCGGAATGGTTTTTGCAAGCGCATTGCATTTTTTTTACTTTTACGAGAAGCCTTGTAAAGAACCACCCTTGTCTAATCGGTTAATGACTGTTGAAGAACCGCCAGCTATTATAATTGGGGCCAAGGAAGCGAGAGGATTAGCTGAATCAAATGAGTACAAGAAAAGAGAACAGGCGATTGATTTATGCAAGCGCATCTGTCGAGATATTGAGTTGGTTGCCAAGGACGGTGAATCTTCCATGCCCCTGCATTGTTGGGATAGACAGCACAGGTTTAAAGAAGCGTTAGAAGAATTTAAAGCGATGGGGTATAGAGTAGAAGCAATTGAGCATGGGTATGAAATTCATTGGTAAGAATGATTGAAGAATTAACAGGATTAGCATAAAAAATAAAAACAAACAGATGGCAAAACCGATATTAGTCGTAAGGACACCGAATTATTATAAAGACCTAGAAAAGCATATCTCAGCAGGAGTGAATAACGAATACCATGTATTAGTTATCGCTATGCCGGAAGATTCAGAAGTAACCTTTGAAACTCACAACGCTGAAAGATTAAACTCCCTCGAGATGAAGGACCTGAAGAAGGCAGTCTTCGAACACAACAAAGCAAGCAAGCCAAAGCCAACAATACTCAGCAAGGCTAATTAATGGAATATGAATATCAATCCTTTTGGAAATAATGCACCCGACCCGAATATTTAAGACACCACAAGACCTAGCCAAAGCTTGGGAGGAATTTAAAGAAGACCTGAAAGAACAAGCCAGAGATTGGCCAAAGGTTCAATACGTTGGTAAAGACGGAGAAAGAATGGTCGACTATCCCGTTCTTCCTATCACCCTTGAAGGATTCTACCGATTCTGCAGGGGGAAGTATGGTGATGTTAAGGAGTATTTTGTGAATAGACCTAATGATGGAAAACGATACTACGATGAATTTACCACCATCTGTCATGCGTGTAAGGACGAATGTCGTGAGCATCAGATAATTGGAGGGATGATTGGCAACTTCAATCCATCCATCACTCAGAGATTGAATGGACTTAAGGAGCATACTGATACTGTTAGTACTACGAGTATTCAGATATTGAACATTGACCCTCTGACTTCTATAGAGTAAGAATGTGATTCAACAGACTACTTCATTAAGAAAGATAGCGACACTGCGAAAACCCATAAGTATTGTAAGGGGTGGTCAAGGTTCTGGAAAGACCATCTCAATTCTTATTATCTTAATCAATCACGCTAGCAGTGTTCCCAATCGGGAGATACTTGTATTATCAGAAGAACTAACTAAAATGAGATTGACGGTCATTAAGGACTTTGTCAAGATCATGAGAGAAATTGGAATCTTTGAGCCAAGTAGTTTCCTCGCTGAGACCCTTTATAAGTTCCCTAATGGGTCCTTTATTAAATTCATAGGATTAGATAAGGAAGATGTCGGAAAGGGTCTGAGGTCACATGTGGCCTATTTTAACGAGGTTAATAAGTGTAATCGAGAATCTTATGTTCAGGTTGCATCCCGTGCTGACAAAGTCTATGCCGATTATAATCCCGATGCTGAATTCTATATCGACACCGATGTTATTCCAAGACCGGATGCTGACTTCCTTCAGTTAACCTTTAAAGACAATGAGTTACTTCCAGAGAGGGAGCGGGAGAACATCTTAAACTATTACAATCAAGGTTATAACGAAGACGGCAGTATTAAGGATGCCTATTGGGCTAACAAGTGGCAAGTATACGGGCTAGGTAACATCGGTAACCTGCAGGGGGTTGTCTTTAGTAATTGGCAGATATGCGATGAGATACCAGAGCATGCGAACACCCTTT